CATAAAGAGTGGAAAGAAATCTAAAGGAGGTAACTTATGGATATTTTAGATATTTTAATAGCTAAAAAGAAATCCTTTACAGGAGAAACGGAGAAATTAACTCGTCAAGCAAATGAAGCAATGGCTAAAGCTAATGAAGTTGCAGCAAAATTAGATGAAGCAGAAGAAGCTCTTACTGCCGCACAAGAAGCTAAAACCGCGGCTGAAACCGCAAATACTCGCGCGCAAGAAATTGCTACAGATTTAGAAAGTATGAAAGAAGAAGTAACTTCTGCCGCAGGTGAAATAATTGATGAAAAAATTGCTCAATCTACTTCAGCTTTACAATCCGCGATAGATAACGCTGTTACAGATGTAATAGTAGAAGATGAAAATACTTCTTCTTATAAAAGTAAAAAAGCAAAAGTACGGAAAAAGGGTATTTTAAATTCTTTTAATATTATGAAGAATTATACTTCTACAGGCTCAAATGAAGATGGAAGTATGACTCAAAAAGCCATAACAAATGCACTAACTAATCAAAAAACCGATTTAGAAAATAAAATTAATAATATCCAAATTTCTGGTGGAGGTTCTGGAAATATTTCAGGTAATATTTCTGCTGAAGATGAAGGTTCTATTGTTTCTATAGATGAAAATGGTAATATTATTCCAAGTTCCATTACAGAAGCAGATGTGATTTTAACACAAATTATTTCTGGAACATATAAAAATAATAATATAATTGGTCTTGAATTAGATTATACTAATAAAACTTTTACTCGTTTACAAGGTGCAAAATATTTGACCGCAGGTCAAGATTTTAATAAATTTAAAATGTATGGCGGCCGCAAGCGTTGTATTGTAGACAGAGAAGGAAATATCGAACAATTCTTGACTGGTGAAGAAGACCCAGAGACTTTAGTTAATAAACGCATTATGGTTTATCAACCAGCTTTTTATTATCTACGAGTTCCTCTATCTGTCTCTAAAATTTCTAGCGGTTTTAAAATTAATAAAGAACAATTATTTTTAGCTGACCAAAAATATGCTGGTTTTATTTTACATCCATTATTTAGAAATGAAGAAGGACAAGCTTTACGTTATGTTTTACTACCCGCTTTTGAAAGTGGGACATATCGCGTAAATTCTGATTCTTATGAATTAAATGATTCTCAAAATGTTGATTTAGAAAATGATTGTTTGGTTTCTATCATTAATGCTAAACCAATTAGTGGTCAATCTCAAGAATTTACTTCTCTCGCGGCAAAACGCATGTGTGAAAACAATGGTGAAGGTTGGAAGATGACAAATTTAGAATTTGAATCCGCTAATCAAATGTTAATGATGGTTGAATTTGGACAACCAAATATTCAAACTGCTTTTAATGCGGGTATAACTCAATTATCAGTAACATCAGGTTTAAATTATGCTTGCAATACTGGTTCTACTTTATCTTTAGGAAATAATTCTGGTCAAGCAGTTGCTACTATAAATATTCGTAATGGAAATTCTACTACTTACACAACTACTGGACAGTGTGCAATTTCTTATAGAGGAATGGAAAATTCTTTCGGTAATATGTGGAGATTTATTGATGGAGTTTCTGTTATAAATAACATTATGACTTATAAAAATAAAATTATAGATTTTAAATTACCTTCCGAAGAAAATTGGATTAATTCTTTTGGTTATGATGAAAATTATCTTTGGATTTTCTTACCAATAGAAGCTTCTTCTAGTGCAAATAGTAATCTTCCAATTGGAGATTATTATTATCCTCCTATTCTTGAAAATGTTAATTATGCTGGTATAATTGGAGGGCATTCTGTTTCTCAATCCAATGCAGGAATTTTTTATTATTCTTTTAATATTAAAAAAGATACTTTTCATTATCAGCATGATACTGCTCGTGTAATGTATATTCCAACCCCAAATACTTTAATTGACAATCATAATTATAATTTATGGTATGAGGTGGTTTAAATGAAAATTTATGAACATACTTATTCTACGAATAAGCCGCCAGAAATTGAAACTACTGCAACAAAAGTTTTTATTTCAACAGATATTAAAGAAACTCCTATAGAAGTAGAAGAAAATACTGTTAATCGTTTTTGTTATACTTTAATAGAATATGACAAAGATGAATACTTAGATATTTTATTTAAACAACAAACTGATATTACTGCGTTACAAGAAGAGCTTCAAGCCGCAAAAATTTTATTGGGGGTAGAGTAATATGGGAAAATTGGTTGATTTAGCAATTAAACTTCGTCCTTATATTGAAAAAGCCGCCGCAAATTTAAACGATACTGATGCACTTGAAGCAGTTCAATTATTCCCTAAATGGGAAGCAAATATTAAGTATGAAAAAGATGATAGAGTAAGATATGAAAATATTTTATATCGTTGTTTACAATCTCATAATTCTCAAGAATCTTGGACTCCTTCCGCGGCTGCAAGTTTATGGGCTAAAGTTTTAATTCCAGATGAAAATGTTATCCCAGATTGGGAACAACCAGATTCAACTAATGCTTATCAAATTGGAGATAAAATACGATTTGAGGGTAAAATTTATGAAAGTCTAATTGCTAATAATATTTGGTCACCAGCCGCATACCCAGCGGGATGGCGTGAAATAATTTAATATTTGACTTCAATATAATTTTATGCTATAATAAATATATCAAAGGGAGAGAGGAATTCCTTTGAAATATATTTGAAAATATAAGGAGAGGAACTTATATGAAGTTTTATAGTGATGTAACAAAGCAGTTTTATGATACCGAGAAGGCTTGCCTAGAAGCCGAGTTTAAGGTAAAGGAAAAGCAGAATAGGGAAAAAATTCTACGCGAGAAGGCTGAACGTGAAGCTAAGGAAAAGCAAGAAAAGCTTGTGGCTGAACGCAAGACTCGCGCCGCTGAAGTAGAAGATGCACGTAAAGCTATGGTAACAGCGCAGCATAAGTATAGTGAGTTACTTGAAGCTTTCTGTAAGGATTATGGGACTTTTCATCAAACTCTAACTGGTGAAGATGCAAAGGGCATTATTCCTACTTTATTCGATATTTTCAATCCTCTATTCTTTGACTTTAAGTAAAAATTCTGGTATAATATTTATGTAAGGTTGAGAGAGAATCTTACGATTCCCTGATGGTCGGGAAGTAAATCAACAAGCCTTCCAGCGTGTCAACTGGCCAATACAGACCCGAGAGTTGTCATCGGTTAGAATAATTACGTAATTATTCGACAACAATATGCCGCCATAGCTCAATTGGCAGAGCAATACACTAGTAATGTATAGGTTTTCAGTTCAAGTCTGAATGGCGGCTCCATAGACCTGCAACAGCAATATAAAATTGGACTGTAAATCCCGAAAGATTGTGGGTTCGACTCCCACTCAGCCCCACCATTTATATGGGGCTGTGGCGCAACGGTTGACGCACGTGAAAATTGGGTCTAGTATGTGCTGTAACGGGGAGAGGAGCACATTAATATCCCCTTTCCACCATCGAAGCGTAGCACAGTTGGTTAGTGCAATCGGCTGATAACCGATAGACCATAGGTTCAAGTCCTATCGCTTCGACTTAGTATCAAATCCATCCGATATGGTTGTGGCTACAAGGCACGGAAGGATGGCGGTTGTCTAACGCCTATATAAGTTGAAATGATATATACTATATAGGATGAAATAAAGCAAAAAGCAAGAGAGTTAGAACACGTTAGTTTTACTGACATGAAAATGTAGCTGTGCTACCAGTGGCGCATACCAACGTAACTTATGGACACTGGTTTTATAACGAGTAGCGTAACAGACGTGAGCATTCGGACATACGCTTGGAAACCACATTCAAGAGATGCAGCGTTATTGAATGAAGGTCTGAAAACGGAGAAGATTGATATTGGTGCGATTCCTTTCTACTCGACTAATTAATGGGAATTAGTATATCGGCTAGTATGAATGGCTCTGACCCATTAGAGGTTGGTTCAACTCCAACATTCCCAGTTAATATGTGCCCATGGTGTAGTGGTAACATACCTCCCTGCCACGGAGGAGTCGGCAGTTCAAATCTGCTTGGGCACTCCAAAACAAATTAAAGGTAGCATTAGAGTAATTAACTAATGAGAAAATGTGCTCTTCCACAAGCTTTAATTTGTATAAAATAATCAGGAGAGTGATTAATATGAAAAAATGGGAAATGTTTTCTGACGAAGAATTGGCAAAAATTGTTAAAGAAAGTTTTTCTTATAAAGAAATAGCAAATAAAATTGGCTATAGTAGTAAAAACAGTGATGGTTCTGCTGCAATTCAAAAAATGATTCAATTAAAAGGTTTTAATATTGACCATTTTAAAAAAGAAGCTTGGAATAAAGGTCTTTTTGATTATAACAGATTTCAATATGGTAAAGTTATTAAAAGTACTACCGCTTTAAATGCTCTTATAGCATTACGTGGTAATCAATGTGAAAATTGTAAATTAACTAAATGGCAAAATCAAGACATTACTTTAGAAGTTCATCATATAGATGGGGATAGATTAAACAATATTTTAGAAAATTTACAACTATTATGCCCAAATTGCCACTCTTTAACTGATAATTATAAAGGGAAGAAGAATACTGGTAAAACAATAGTTTCCGATGAACAGTTGATTGAAGCATTAAAAAATAGTCAAACAATTCGTCAAGCTTTAGTTTCTTTAGGTCTTGCAGGTCGAGGAGGCAATTATGAGCGGGTTCATGCATTAATGGACAAATATAACATTTCTCTACAGGATAACCATAAAAAATATTATTGTTTAGATTGCGGCACAGAAGTTAATAAAGATTCTAAATATTGCGAAAAATGTCGCATAAAACACACTTCAAAAGTGCAAAATAAACCCAATCGTGAAACTTTAAAACAAATGATTAGAACATCTCCTTTTGAAAGTATAGGGAAACAATATGGAATTAATGGTAATTCTGTTAGAAAATGGTGTGATAAATATAATTTGCCACGAACCAAAAAAGAAATTAATTCTTATTCTAATGAAGAATGGGATTTAATATAAATTGGCTAGATAGCTCAGCTAGGTAGAGCGTTGGCCCGAAGAGCCAAGCGTCACTGGTTCGATTCCAGTTCTAGCCACCAATACGCATAGTCGCGCTATGCAAGGCTACAGTTCCTAACCTTGGCTGCTAAAACCTGCGAGGATAGCGGTCGAAAGAACTGATATGGGCCACTAGCATAACTGGCTAATGCTTTCGACTCTTAATCGAAGGATTCTGGGTTCGACTCCCAGGTGGCCCACTTTAAGACAGTTACAGCAAATTCAATTAGATTATTAGTATAGTGGATAATACATTAAACTTCCAATTTAAAAATCGTCAGTTCGACTCTGACATAATCGAAAAAACTGTCTTGTATTAATTTATGCCGGTATAGCTTAACAGGATAGAGCACGAGTCTTCTAAATTCGTAATTTGAGTTCGACCCTCAATGCCGGTGCTTATGCGGGTTTACTCAAGTCTGGGTTAAGAGGTCTGATTCGAAATCAGATAGGATGTAAAAGTCGCAAGGGTTCAAATCCCTTAGCCCGCGCCATTAATATGTAGGGTTGACCGAGAGGCTGATGGTGCTCGCCTGGAAAGCGAGTTGTCTGAAATATTGGCACACAGGTTCAAATCCTGTACCCTACGCTTATATAGTCGCTCACAGCAATTGTTCTTATAGAACATATGGGTTCAAATCCCATAATACGCACAGCGTATTTAGCCAAATGGTCAAGGCAGATGTCTAACAAACATCCTTCTATTAAAGCGACTTGTTATATTTTATAAGAGTTTGATTTTTAATCAAACTCTTTTTTTATACTTCAAAAAAAGAAGGTGAAATTATGGGTAAAATAGCAGATATTTTTGAAGGAGATTATCCTATTAATTGGGATTTAGCACGCACAGAACTTGATTTAATAATTTTTCGCGCAACTGTAGGACTAAAAGAAGATAAGCGTTATATTAAATACGCAAAAGATTGCGGTGTTCCTTATGGTGCATACCATTATGTAACCGCTACTACCGCAGAAGATTCGCGCGAACAAGCACGTTTTTTTGTAGAATATGCGAATAAAGCATATAAGAAACCTTTATTTTATATTGCTGATATCGAAGGAGATAGATTTAATTCCACTAATACTGAACCAGTTTGTGTTGCTTTTTTAGAAGAATTGCGCAAATTAGGTTGCGAAAAAATTGGTATGTATATTAATAGAAAATATAAATATGCCGGAAAAGCTATTGAAATGTGTGATATAATGTGGATACCACATTGGGGTAAAGATGATGGTAATATACCACCAGATTCTTCTAAACCAAAACATTATAATGACTTATGGCAATACACCAGTAATGGTGTATTAGCAGGACTTGACGAAGATGTTGATTTAAATTTAATAAATGGTGACAAACCATTAGAATGGTTTTTAGAAGGATGGGAATCAGATAAGGAGGAAGAGAAATCTATGTATGATAAATTTAGTAATATGCATTTTGTAGAATTTTGTAAAAAATTTGTAGGAATGCCATATTGGTATGCAACTTGTGTATATCCTTGCACAGAGTCTAAATTAAATTCTAAAGCTAAAAATTATCCAGAACATTATACATCAGATAGAATGTCTAAATATAAAGATGCTATTGCAAAACATTATATTTGTGCTGACTGCGTTGGTCTTATGAAAGGTTATGCATGGACAAATGCGGGTGAAAACGTAATTGAATCTATTGGTAAAGAAAAACCTTTATTTACTAATAGTTATAAAAGTAATAATATGCCAGATAAATCTGCTAACGGTATGTTTTCTTATGCAAAATCTCAAGGATTAGATTGGGGTAATATTGATACTTTGCCTGAAATTCCAGGGCTAGGTTTGCATATGGATGGTCATGTTGGAATTTATATTGGGAATGGAGAAGCCATTGAAGAACGTGGCTTTAAATATGGTTGTGTTAAAACTAAAATAAAAGATAGAAAATGGCTTCATTGGTTTAAAATTCCAACTATAATTTATCAAGAAAATCAAGTTGCTCCTCCAACAGAAATACTTGGTGAAGCTTCTTTAAAAAACGGTTCTAAAGGAAATGCTGTTAAAAAACTTCAAAAAAATTTAAATCTTTTATTAAATCTTAACTTAGAAGTTGATGGTATTTTTGGTAAAAAGACAGAACTTGCCGTAAAAACTTTTCAAAATGAATACAATTTAGAAATAGATGGTATTTATAGCGAGCAAACTCATAAAGTTTTAATGGACGCTCTTTCTGATTTAACTGCTGAAGAAGAAAAGCCCCAAGAAGAAATTATTGTGCCAGAGCCTGTAAAAATTGAAAGTAAATATGTTACTAAATATTCTGTAAATGTTAGAATGGGTGACGGAACTTCTTATGAAAAAATTACTAATTTACCTCAAAATACAGCTCTTAATGTAGTAGTTGATAAAGATAATAAACCAATTATCTCTTCAAATGGTTGGTATGCTATTTATATAATGGATAAAATTGGTTGGTTAAGCGGAAATTATGTAAAAGAAAATACTTGACTTTTTTCTAAAATTATATTATAATAAATATGTTGAGAGGATGACTGGGGAGCAACATTAAGCGGAGTCATGACCGCACTCCTTTCCCGTGTCAATATCCTACCTTTCCACACGATAAATAAAGATGGTAGGACGCGTGCCCCAATAGGCTAATGGATAGACCACACGGCTACGAACCGTGAAGTGAAGGTCCGACTCCTTCTTGGGGTGCCAATTATGCGTCGGTATGCCTAGCAGCGAGGGCACTTGGCTGTAGACCAAGTACGTTAGAAACACCGTGGGTGCAACTCCTACCCGGCGCACCAAAACGGAAGCTCAAATCAATTCGTTGTGGGTTGAGCATAGCTATAAGTTAGGAGCGGTTGCTTATAGCAAATATGGACCGGTAGCCCAATGGCAGAGGCACTAGCCTAAGGAGCTAGCAAGTGTGGGTTCAAATCCCACCCGGTCTACCAAAAAATTGCCGCATTAGTTTAATGGTAGAACAATAGTTTCGTAAACTATTAATATTTGTTCAATTCAAATATGCGGCTCCATTTGACTTTTTATAAAAATTTTGTTATAATATTTATGTAAGATGAAGGAGAATAAGATAATTAGTAGTCGGGCAGTCTCCAAAACTGCTAGTCCTGGAGCAAAGCCAGGTTCTCCTGCTTTAGGTTCCTCCTGTAAAAATCCTTCTGTCGCGACAGTGAAAAGGAGTGGTTGGGGCTAATAATATAAAGAAAGCAGAATTTATATTATGTGTTCGCCATTAAAGAACGCCGGGAGTTCTCTTACCCCGTAAGGTAGTCCGGAATACGCATAAGATTCGCTCGGCAATTAGATATGTCGTAAGGCAATAAGGTGTTAGTCTAACGGAAATTGAACCTGTCAGTGTCAATCGTAGTAGCGCACGTATTTACGCTCGCTGGCCTGCCGTGTAATCGAAGGTGCGGTATGCTGCAAACCAAAAGTAGAAATTGCAGATTAGGGAATGTGTGCTTCGCGGGCACAGATATTCCCGCGTGAGACTCGCGGTGAAATCGAGTGGCGGCTCCGATGGATTGAGGCCCAGAAGATGCCAATAGGAGAAGAAACCGCGAGATTTATGGGCGTCTAGCACAGTTGGTTAGTGCTCTTGTCTCATAAACAAGTGGTCTTGGGTTCGAGTCCCAAGGCGCCCATTTTATAAAAAGAAAGGATAAGTATAAATGTCTTATAAAGAAATGGATTTAGAAGAGCTCCTTGATGAATATTTCTATATGCGCCGAGATGCTAATGATTTTTTTAATGAATGCTCGCATCCAATGACTAATTGTGCGGCTGAAATCTATGATACTTTAGTTCATAATTATATGGAAATTATGACTGAAATTGAAAGGAGAACTTTTCACGAATGAAACTATAGCATAATCATATTTAAGGAGAAAAAATATGTTTTTAAAACTTTATTTAATAATTGGTAATTATATTGCTTTATGGGTATTGCCAATTTGGATAATTTGGTGTTTTATTCCTAATAAAAGTTTTATTGAAGGTTTTTTAGATTGGTTTAATGAATATTAATGCGCTTGTACCGAATCAGCAAACGGCGTGCTCTGCAAAAGCATTGATAAGTCGGGGCAGCACCGACCAAGCGCTCTAACGCACGGGAAACCGTGCGTTTTTCTATTTGACTTTAAATTAATTTTATGTTATAATATTAAAGAAAGGGATGAGAAATGGATGTTTTAGAAAAAATATATGCTCTATGCCCTTATTGTAATAATACTTTTCTAACTTATTATACTCCAATAGAAACTTGTCCACGATGTGGAAATACTTGGAAAAATAAAAGAAAGAAAAAATATCCATTTTTAATAAAAATAATTAGACATATAAAAATACATTTCAAGATGCATTATATTAAATATATTTTAAAAAGGGAGAAAAAATGAAACAGCTAATAATCGCGCGAAAAGATTTAAATATGAGTCCAGGTAAACTTGCAGCTCAAGTAAGTCATGCAAGTATGGCTTTTTTAACTTGGCCTTTACGAA